GGTTCTGCATAGTTCCAAGCATTTGTTGCTAGTTGTCTAAATAGGTCTTTAGCTTTTACTGTCTTTTCAATAAGTTCACCAGTTTGTTCAACATAGAACTTTAACTTATAGTCTGAACCATGTGTTGCCGCGATCATAAAATCGTCGTCAACCAAGATGGATATATTTGCTTTAAGTACTTTAGTTAAATCATTCTTACAATTAATAAATTCTTCAATATCTGGGTGATCCGATGGAAGAATAATAATTAATGCACCGCGACGAGCATCTTGCCCAATCGTTTCAGTAATCTTACTATACATATCCATAAATGGAACAACACCAGTGGAGAACTTTGCGTTGTTGTGAACCACAGAACCTCTGGGACGGAGTTTGCCGAGATTAACTCCGCATCCTCCGCCCGCAGAGTAAGTGCGAGCCATCTGTTGTCCTTTTTGAAAAATACTTTCTATTGTATCTTCAGGTTCTCCCAAATTGAAACAATTGGAATAGGTTATCTTTTTACCCAACTTCTGCAATCCACGATTACTAAGGATGCGGCCACCAAATAAAAATTTTCTCTCAACTATTCTTTGTCTTAATTCTTCATCCCCATTGGAAATTCTATCGAGCCAACTATCAAAACTTTCGCCTTCATACTGATACTTTTGACTCCAAATATCAAATCCAAGTTTATTATTTTCACCTAACCATTCTTCAACTCTCATTTAAAATCCTCCATTAAATAGTTGTAGAAATTTCATCTACAATGCCCAAAGATAAACATTCATCCGCAGTAAAATACCAATCATTCGCTTGCTTTTGATCATAAAGTTCGGGTGTAATTCTGCTTCTCTTTAAAATGAATTCTCTTCCAATTTCGAGTTGTTTGTCATAAAATTTCATAGTATCTTTTACCTTTCCAGCATCGCCGCCAATAAAGGCAGAACCCTCGTGCAACATAAACGATGCCTTAGGGTACATAAATCTTTTGTGTCCAGCTACAAGAATCAACGCTCCAGCTGAATATGCAGTTGCAATTCCAATCGTATACACAGGAGTCTCTGACATTGTAATAATATCTACAAGACCATATCCATCTGTTAAGGATCCACCTAAAGAATTAATATAAATCTTAATTGGTTTTCTTTCGCAAATTGGAATATTCTTCTGTGAATCTTCATTATTGTAGGCTTTGATAAGTCTGAATACACTATGCAGTGATTCTCCATCAATATCCTCCACATAAATCTCTCTTGAAATATGATGGGAAATTAACATAAACTCCTCGTAACAATTTGGTTTTCTAGGTACGAGGTCTTGAATTAAATCTCCCAGGCTAATTGTATCTGCCATTGCTTTCTTTCCTCCGAAGTTTCTATTGTTTAGTTTTTTTCATACAAATTGTGCAAATTTTCAAACCGCTACCGGCGATATATTGTGTAGCATATTCGCCATTATCCCAAATATGAGAACATTTATTTTGTAAATTGAACATTTTTTCTTCAAAGTCTACTCTAGAGTTATCTAGTACTCCAGTAGTGAGATTGGCTTTTTCTCTGTACTCTTTTTCAATAACACGTCTCATTTCCCATATTTCTTTACTCAGCATGATAGTACCATCCCCTCCTTTTAATATCGCTTTTTGAAAACATTATCAATTCCTTGAACAGTTTTCCATGCGGTGCTTGGTTCACTATATCCATTATTCTATTATAATCTCTAGCATTTCTAGCTTTCAAGTAATCTTGAAAAGTTACATCTACTCTTACTTCAGTCCAATATTGAAATTCTTTTTGGACTTTGTTTAAAAGAGAAGAATCACAGTTCGGAGATACTACAAAATGCCAAGCTTTTAAATTAGATAGAACACAATAATATTTATTAATACAAAGGCACAGTTCTTTCATTACTTCTCTAAGACTGTTCGGGTTGGTGTTTACTCCAAAATAATGGTTTACTCCATCCCTTGATGATACCCATTCCTTAATGCTTTCAAACTCTTGTTTAAAAGTTGTATAGGTTTCTTCATGAAAAAGATGGATATTTTTAGCGGAGATTCCTTTTATTGCTGATAGTTTTCTAATATTCTCAAAAGAGGTTACTTTTAAACCATTTTGAAATGTAAGAGGATTCGATCTACTTTTGTTTGTTAGTTCTTTGCAAGCATAATGTAATTTTTGTTCCCATTCAGGAACTTCTTCAATTTCAAAATCATAAATATACATTTTCTCTTTCCGGCTTAACTTAGATATATCTAAAGTATTACCTCCCATCTTCAATCTAACAAAATGAGAGTTTAATAACTTTTCAAGAGAAGTAATGGTTAATCCGTGATTCTGGAGACTTTGTCTAAAATAGGGAGCATATAACTGGGGATAAGCAATTTGTTTTTCAAATGTTTCATCCATTGAGATATACTCTCCACCAGAGAAAGCTAATCCTAAATATTGAGTATTTGGACTTTTAATTGTTTTAAATGTTGTCGCTCTAAAGTTTTGTGGCATAATATTCTTGCAAATATAGAATTCTTCAAACTTAGAATAGTCATTTAAGTTGTCAGTTAAAACAACATTAGTCCCTCTTTTATTGTGATAGGAGGCAATTTTCATTGCCTCCAGATTCAAATAAAGTTTTTTTGGTTTTAAAATTATATCGTAATCAAAAAATCCTACTGCCATTAATCATCCCTCATTGGTTTGAATTCCAATAATCCATTCTCTTTAATTTCTGATATCAATTGAATTGGGTAGAGATACTGACTGGTTTTGTAAACCTTAGGTACAAAATTATTTTCACGCCTTATTCCTGTAATCATAACTTTGTTTCCGCGGGCGAACCATGATTTTTCAATAACTTTCTTTGTTCCATCTGGTTGCTTTTCAAAGAGTTGTTTGTCATACTTTGAGAATTGAGCTTTATAGATTTTTACATCCACAACTCCAAATTGAGTAGAAATAGTAATAGTATTTTTAAGTTTGTTCTTATCAATAACTGTTCCTGCTATTCTATAAAGTTCAAACAATGGAACTTGAACTCCGCCCTTAACAGTGATAACTTTTTCTACTATTGGATTCTCAGACTCATCAAAGAAGTTTCTGATATCATATTTAGTATTCTTCACTCCAATGAACTCGTGAGGATGAGAGTAGAAACTAACACTATCCATTTCCCACTTTGACAGTGATCCACCCGCATATTTTTCAACCATTTCATTAACAAGAACCTTATTCAATCTGGCAAGACAGGTTATACCACCCTCACCTTTTAAAAATTCTTTTAACTTTTTGGTTCGATCAATATACATTTTATCCCAAGTCTTTTGAAGAATGAATCTTTTTCCATCATTAAAGACAAGATGTTCTCCTCCAAAATTAGTATCATAGAACTCTAAAGCTATATCATCTATCTCATAATAGAGTTCTTGGTATTTGTGCTTTTTCAAATAACGATTGTAATTAAACAATCTTCTTTCAAACTCAAACTGCGGTGGAATCAACTTGTACTTGTCTAACATCGGAACATTGGCCATTGTTAGTTTACTCTTTTTATCGCTGATTGTCTCAAGATAGTTATCCATTATTTCTTCTCTTGTTAATCCCTCTACATTATCAAATGCACCAGATTTAATCAGATTGACTAATGGAAGTTTATTTATTTTAATTTTTTTGGTAAAATCTACCAAAGATGAATATGGACGGAATTTGATAATATCTTTAGCCATCTCTGTATTAATTTTTGAGATACCTTTCAGTCCGAACAGGATTCGATTTTCATCAACGTCAGGAGTAAAGGTGAAATCTGATTTGTTAATATCAGGCAAACTAATTGATACGCCGGCGTCGATCATCTTTCCAATTGCAGAACTAATCTTGCCATAGTTAACCACTTTAACTTTCTTTTTCTGTGGTTCTAAAATTCCTTCGAGGATATTAGGATTATCTTCTTCTTCATCTGGGACTTCTTCTTCATTGGTTTCAAAGATGTCTTCTTCAAAGAACATTTCATTTTCATCAATACCCGCACTCTCTACGATTAGACAAGCCGTGTTCCAGAAAATGGTTGGAAATCTGTAAGCCAAATTCATTTCCTGTACGGCTATTGTACTATACGCCATAGTGTGAGGAAGTGAGAATGAATAACCAAGCTGACGAGCAACTTGAACATTCCAGATATAATCCAAGATAGCTATATCAATACTATTCTCTTTGCCTTTCTCATAGAATTTGTCTTTTAACTTATCAATGTCGCGAGTATTCTTTTTCGCTATTGTTTTACGGAGGAAGTTTGCTTCTGGAACTGTGAAGTTCGTAAGATTCTTATCCATAACCATGAGCATAAGACTTTCTTGGCTATCCGCGACACCTTTCAAGGGTAGTAGATTATGAAGTAAGGCGTCTTTTTGAGACTTCGGTCCGCGAAGATTTGCAATCTCTTCTTCGAAGATTGTAATATCTTCTTTGTATTTAATGAACTCCTCAACGGGAGTTTCTTTTCTTCCCTCTGGCATAAGTCTCATTAATGAGTTGGCCTGTGCCAGTTCAAGAAGTGTTGTGGGTTTGATTTTACGAATAGCTTGACCGCCAACCGCAGTATCAAATTGGAATAAACTAAGGATCTTGCCGGTGTTTGCCATATCCCACATATCTTGAGAAGTATAATCTAATACTCCAGGAAGTAGATACTTATCATATGTAGCCTTTAATGATCCCTGCCATTCAATGTAGCCATAGAGGGTAAGGAGACTAAGGGCAACAGAAATACGATCAAGGGCATCAGTAACTAGAAGATCGTACTTAATACATCCCATCTTCTCACTATCGTGTAATTCAAACTGGGATGTTAATGCACCATTGGGTGCTTTCATAAAGGCATTTCTATTTGTGAAATCATCATTTGTAATAAGGATTCCTGCCGCGTGAATACCACGACGACTAATGAGACCCTCAATACTTTCAGCGACTTTCCAAATGTCAGCATAACTATTCATTTCGGAAACAAACTGAGGAACTGGTTTAAAGTCTTTTTCTTCGTTACCAGAGTAACACTCATTCAAACTTCTAACTTGACCTCTATCAACTGGAACCAATGAAGAAAGATATGTGCCAATTTCTGATTCATACCCGAGTCCACGAGAAGCAGTCTGAATGGCGGCCTTGCTAGTTTCTGTTCCAAAGGTCGCAATACGCACAACATTACCATTAATCTTTTCAAAGTAATTTGTAATATCCTGGATAATACGATCTTTCTTAGTTGCTTGAAAGTCGGTATCAATATCTGGTAGTTCTATTTTCTCTCTATGTAAGAATCTCCATGAGGGAAGAGTAACTGGAGATTTGAGAGGATCTTCTTGGGTGATTCCCAAAAGGAAACAAGTCAACATTACGTAGGACGAGCCGCGGCCCGGTCCAACAATACTTTCAGAAGTGTTCCAAGCAATATCTATGATTTGAGCCATAGTCATAAAGTAGGCACTCAGTTTTTCTCCGATACGTTCAGATACTAACCAAATCTCCTCACATTCTTCTTCAATTCTTGCCAAGTGATCTGCGATCCATTCGGCACTCTTATCAGTTGTTAAACTATCAAATTTATTCATTATTTTATGAATAAAGTGCAAATCATGTATATCTTCAGAATTAAAGAATGTATTAATATAAGGATAGAAAACCTTAGATGGTTTTTCTTCTACCTTTAAAAGTTTACCGTATAATATTTTAGGAACAACTTGAGGTGCTTCCAAAGAGTATTCTTCACACTTGCTAAGAATCTCCAAAGTATTAATTTTCATTTCTTCCATTTGTTCGAGTGTAAAGTAATTCATATATTCACAAATTTCTTCAAATGGCATCATATAGGTTGCTGAATAGAAAGCATCAACTTCTCGCTCTCCCTCATTTGCATTTAAGAAAGCTTTATGAATAGCTCTATCTTCTTTAGTAAGGTAATGACTATCAGTGGTAAAGACCACTTTAAATCCATGCTTTTTTGCATAGTTAACCGCAACTTTATTATACTCTATTTGATCCCTTTGGTGAGAGGGTTGGATTTCAATATAGAAATCTTCACCAAATACTTTTTTACACCAACTAGTAAATTCTTTTAGTTCGTCCGCCCGCTCACTATCCATTACAAGTCTTGCAAAGAAACTACCAAGACAAGCCGTAGATCCAATTAAGTGTCCTGGCTTATCTCCAATTGCTTCTTCGATATCAGAATAGTAGGTAGGGACACGCTCAATGTATTGCCTGTAACTTTTCTTCCAAGCGGCACTACTTATCTTTCTCAATTGTTGATGCCCTATTGCATCTTTGGCAAGCAAAATAAAGTGCCAAAATCTATCAACCATCTTATCATAGTTTGCTTTAGTCATTCCATTTCTGACTAAATAAATCTCATTTCCAAGAACAAGTTTAAAGTTTTCACACTTTCCATCTTTGCGTTTCTTCTTCATATATTCAATAGCACGCAAATGTGAAGACAAAGTCTCATGGTCGGTAATTGCTATGCCGGCCAAACCCATCTCCACCGCTCTGTCTATTAATTGATCTTCTTTAATTGTAGCATCAAGTAATCGGATGTTACTATAATGTGTGTGATTGTGAATAGAAAAATAACTCAAGATTCTTCCTCCATTTCTAAAATAATATCTTCTTCATCCCAAATGTTTTTTTCTAATCTATCGGTATATCCGAGTAATGAAATGAATTTATTTTTTATTGCATCTAATTTTCTTTTATTTGAGAATCTATTGTATTCATAAATAATCTTACTTACTTCTAACTCATTAGAAAATATTCTATCAAATACTTGAGGTAGAATAAGATGTTCATTTCCCTCGGTATCTATCTTCAATTGTTCAATTCTAGTGATATCATATTTTTCACACAAATCATGAAAAGTAATTACTTCACATGAGATTGGAATTCCTGTACCACTTCCTTTAAATGAGTTTAAAGAATTAATACCTGTTGTTCCAATTTGAGCTTTATTTGGGGATGCCATTAAATCTTTTTTAGAATAGTACCTAATAGGCCCGTCATTTTTAGATATGAAAAGAATTCCAATTTCTGTTTTGTCTGAAATAGCATAATTTGCTTTAATAATAGTAGGAGAATTAGGGATTTCGTTAAGATAACTTTTAACTGGTTCAACTAAAATTCCTTGAACATCTAATCCATATTCGTCTATTGACGTACAGAAATAGGATGTACCAATGTCTACAAATTTATATTCCACTAATTCTCCTCCAATTTCATTTATATATAGTATAACATAGTATTCGGGAAATGTCAATTAACGTATATAAATGTGGTTTTCTGATTCTAAAATTATTTTTCCTTTTCCTGAACTGACATATTGATAATGCCAATTATGGTTGTTGTATGAGGAAACTGTACAGAAGTATAGTGCATTTTTCACTGGCTTGTATCTATTTCCTTCTAATAGGGTTCTAGCAATATTCAAACAATCTTCACTATATTTTGTTTGATAATAGTTTTTCATTGTAGTAGGGGAAAATACAGCAGAGCCATCTGGTTCTTTGCTATGAATTGTATCATAGATCGTTTTATGATATTCGTCTGCTCTATTTATAATTATTTGTCCGACGGCTAACTTACCATCATTAGACAAACCTCTTGCTTCAAAAAAAATTATTCTGGCTAACTCGTCTAAATCGTTGTTTGAGTAAGCTGGTAGAGGTGTTGGAGTGGGAGTTGGTATTGGGGTTGGAGTAACTGTTGGTATTGCCGTTGGCATAGGAGTAGGACTAGGACTAGGGGTAGGAGTTGGAATGGGAGTGGCAACTAAATCTGGAGTACCTCTACTCAATATAGAATATTCTTTTTCAGAAGAGTAGATTACTTCTAGTTCTATATTTTTACTTTCACTTTTTACTTCCGTTTTTATTGGGGAGTAAGTTAGTAAAAAACATAAAACTAGAAGTATTATTATTCTTCTTTTCAAAATAATCTCTCCTTAAAAGTCTTGGGAATTGTCCCTTAAACTGTAATCTGTAATAAATATTTGTGGAGTGGTTCTGCCGCCATACTCATTGATATTGGCTCTTCCAACAATAGACAAAGCAAATCCATGAGTAAATCTCTGGAACCTATCAACAAACTTTTGATCTTTAAACTTCATTAAACAAACGCCGTGGATATCAATTTTTGAAGTATCTTTTGTTGCTCCAATTATATCTATGTCTTTAGAGTATAAGTTAAGATTTTCAATTACGATTAATGGTTCATCTATACCTTGTCCCCAAAGTGTGCGGCCCTTATCTATTTGTTTAATAATATCTCCAAGGCTGGTATCGTTATTCTTTACTACAATATCAACCTCATATAAATTTTCATTAAACTCAACATCTTTTAATTCTCTATTGGCGTATTCAATTAAGTCATTTACTTTTGACTGATGAATACTAATACCGTGTGCATTTCCATGTCCCTCGGTATACTCAAATAATTCAGAACCTTGAAAAAACTCTTTCAAATTCTTAATTTCTGAAGATCCATTCCCGCGGGCACTACCACGCCAATAACCATCTTTGTTCAGACGGGCGACAATAGTTGGCTTCTTATATTTAGACAAAATATTCATAGCAATTAACCCAGTAAGTGTTGTGTCAAACTCTTCAGAATCTTCAACAGTGACAAAAATTAATTGATTCTTATCTAACTCATTATTTTGAATCTTTATATCAAGTTCTTCAATTGCTTTATCTCTTGACCGTGTCTGCCTAGATTTTGCATTGGTGCAATTTCGGGCGGCTTGAGTGGCTAAACTTTCAAGAACTCCCTTTTCTCCCCGCTTAGTTGACATGACTTGTTTGTTCCCATTAATGAAAGCTTCAAACATTGTTCTTTTTTCATCACTGGTTCCAACTCTAACCATCGCATTGATAAGTGGAGTAATATAGAACGCAAAAGAAATAGGAGTTAAAGTGCCAACATCTTCAATTTCTGTGCAGGCTGTTCCAGAGATAGAGTATGACTGTTGGATAATTAATCTCTTGAGGAAAGGATTTTTAATTGTAGATAATCCCTTTTTAATTATTGCTCTATTCTCTAATGGTCTAAGGTCCATCATATCACCAATGATTGACAGAGCGGTTAGATCAGTAAATTCGTTAGCATAGTCTGTTTTTTGAATTGTATCACACGCCTGCATGAACTTAAACACGATGCCGCCGCCAGATAATGATTTGTTAGGATAGTCACACAATTGATTATTAATAACAACCGCATTCTCACTCTCTTTATCTGCCAAGTGGTGATCTAATACAATTACATCAACACCCAATGACTTTAAAGTTTCATGTTCTTCATAGTTATTACTTCCAGCGTCTGGGCATAAAACTAACTTTGTATCGTCTGGGATTTCATCTATAATGATGCCATGCTCTTTACCAGAATGGACACTCCATGTAACACTTGCCTTGGGAGAACTAAGCATTAAATAATTATACAACATAGCGGAGGAAGTATACCCGTCTGCATCACTATCTATAATAATATGTATCTTACTATCATAGTGTAAATGATCTAACAATAAAAGGCAACCTTTCTCCATATTCTTCAATAGAAAGGGATCAAGAATATGCTTGGGAGAACCCTCAATGTACTCTTTAGGATTTTCAATTCCTTTCTTTAGCAGCAGGTCATATAAAAGATTATTTTTGTCAACTTCGTATTTTAATGTGTATTTCATGTTAACTCCTTATTTTTGTTCTGTTTTCAAACAACTTTATAAAAATTTCTTTTCCTTGGTCTATTGGAGCATTCTTATGTTTTAATATCTTGCTATCATCAAAAATGAAACTCATATTACAATAGGAAGAATATTTAGAAGTTAAAGAGTGTAGTTTATCATAATACTTTTCTTTTTCTGCTTTTGTCTCATACTGTCTATCGAAACAGATTACTATCTCTTGAACAGCACAATATTTCTTTAAAAGCATTACTTGAAACTTATTAATAGAACTGCCGCAGGTAGCTACACTATAATTAAAATCAAAAAGACTATTGAATTTTAAACAGGATTTTTCTCCCTCAAAAACAAAAGCCAACTTTGATCTTTGAATATCTTTTTTGCTCACGTTTAAACCATAAAGGTTAAAAGATAATGGATGACTATAAGTTTTATTTTCTACTTTTACTGGCATATATTTACCCATCGCCAGGTCCTCTGGCTCAAGATTCCTAGATCTTATTCCGATGAGTCGATTGTCAGGATCAAAATGAGGGATAATAATCTTATTTCTATATGAATAATATTTAATAAGATAATCATTAAATGACGCTTCACTAATTCCCTCTTGAAGCCATAAAGGATGTTTATAGTCAGAAAAGAAGTTTAGAAAATCACTATTGATAATAGGATAATCAAATTCTAATTCATTAACTAATCTATTTGTTAGCGGTCTTTGATATTTAAAAACATCATCAATAGTGTCAATATCAATGTTGAGAAGATTAACTATCTTATCTGCGATTTCAAAAAGACTTTTTTCTTCTCCCGCTAGTTTTTCTACTCTTTGCCAAAGATCAAAAATATCAAAACTTTCATTACATTCTGTATAGCAACGAAAAAGTCTTGTCTCTTTATAATAGTAAAGTTTCATACTTTTACTATGGTCGCGGTGATTATGACAGATTGTAGGGAAGATAATAAATTTCCCTCTATCTTCATAGCTCTCCGCTCCAAGGTGATAAAGAACCTGAACGATTTGTTCTGGATTAATTTGTTTTTTGATCTCTGTAAAGTTTATTTGCATTTATATCACCATTCTTCAAATTGATATTGCATTATAGGTATTTCACATTCGGTAAAGTCTGCATTCGTTACAAATAGATCTTCAATTCGGCAAGTTCCTAAATCAATGTAACTCCAGATGCGAACGTTCTTCCATCGGCCACGACGCAACTTGTAAACATCAGTAACATGGGTTGGGAATTTGTCTCCTTTCTTTTGAACAATTCCCTTTATTGCTTCTACTTCTTCCTGCATTATCGGCAAAGTAATCATCGCGGCATCAGCCTTGTCAATGATCGCGGTTGAACCACGAATCATATTTTGATTACGAATGCCCGTGCGGGCGGCCGTCTCCCAGTTTCTATTCAACTGGGTCGATGTAGCAATAAACACATTCAATTCATTTGCTAAGTCTTTTAATTTTGTAGACAACATACCAAGGATAACGTCCTCTCGTAGACCCTGTCCCTCAAACTCTCGGATAAGAGATGGACTAGAGAAAATGTAATCGTAAAAGACATGAGTAATATCATGATTTCTAACCTGATTTCTAATAGAAGCACTAACACCATCAATGGTAGGATCTGGAAGATGTTCCCAATAGAAGTTTTCTTCATATTTTTTAGCAAGTTCAATAGCTTTCATTACTCTGACTTCTTCGTCTCCCTCATACTTGTTATAAAGAATCTTTTCCTCATTAACATCTGCGAGGTATGCCCAAATCATCGTTTGAAGTTCATCAACTCCAATTTCAGTAGTAACAAAAAGAACTTTTTGGTTATTACCATTAACCACCCATTTCTGTTCTCTCTTGCTATATCGGTATGGGAAAGCAATATTACAAGCATCCCCAAGAGCAGTACGAGTCTTACCAGAGCCTGTCGCTCCAGATCGAATGTAATACTTTGTTCTTCTGGCACCGCGGAGAATAGTATTTAAGTAATCACCTTGAAGTGGAAATCCAACCTCTGGAGATTTAGCAAGATCTTCTTTCAACTGATCCATGCCCTCAGAAATGATTCCGTGACTTCCTGACATCTTACCAACGTATTCAGATTCCAGTTTTGCAAAATCTTTGATAATACTATCAAAAATGTCCCTGATAGACATTTTATCAAAATTCTGCATGAGTTTATTTTCTTTATCAAGAGTCACGGCATCTTCATTATAGATCTTATCTATTGAATATCCTTTGGCTTTCAACTCTCTCAGACATGAAAACTTTTTTAATCTAGTATAATAGTAATCAAAATTTTCAACATTTGCAATATTTTCAGCATCATTTAAATAGTTAAACCCATCGTTTTCTTTAAATAGCCTTTGTGCTATGGGATTATTTGTATTCAAGTACGCTTCAATATCTACTGTTGTTATCGCTCGGGCACCACTCCGAGCCAGTGTGTCTAGGGCAATAAATAGAACTTTTGTAAATTTATCATCAAAATCTTCTTTTACTATTTTGTATTTGTCTACTTCAAATAGTAAAGCGGGTTTTTGCAATAAACAACCCAAAACATACATTATTGCAGAGGTATCAAAAAGTTTAGTAGCTATAATTAATCACTCCTCTTCAAATAATAGATCAAGTTCGCTCTTCTTTTCCTCTTTAGGTTTTGGCATTTTTACAATGACAACGGTTGGTTCTGCTTCATCTTCTTTTTCAATTCCACTTTTTTCAATTTTAGTTTCTCTATACGACTTATACCTAAAATAGTTTTGAGCATCATCATAAACGAACGGGACAATACCTATTCGTTCTTCTGACTTATCTATGTTGTTGTTTTTTATCTCATAAAAGTATTTTAATGCTTGATAAATTCCTATGTAAGTATATCCACGTTCGTTAATGAATTTTTTAATCATCACATTATTCATCGGTCCGACAGCTTTTAACCTGAATATTTTGCAAATGTATTCTGATAAATGAACTTGTTCATTCTTTGCTTTAGCACAATTAGGATGATACCACTTATTTTTAATGTATTCAGAACCTTTAATACTGCGGTCAAATTTTATACTGCATAATCCACAAGTTACTATTCCCAAAACAAAATCACTCCTTTAAATGAAAAATTCCCACTTTATAATATTATTATATCATAAAGTGGGACGTTTGTCAATCAATCGTATCTAAATATTGAGAAGCCTGTGCTGTTCTACTTCTCTCAATTGTAGTTAACTTAACAGTTGAGAATAGATCTGCGAAAGGGCTGTCTTTCAATTTATATAGCAATTTTAAACCATTACTATTCCTAAATATTGGTTTATCACTTTGATAAATATCTCCATCAAAGAAAATCTTTGTTCCCTCACCTACACGACCAATTAATAGTTTAATGTGTTCTTCGGTAAGATTCTGTGCTTCATTAACAAGGATGATGGCATCTTCAATATTACGCCCGCGAGCGAGGGCAATAGGCATAAGTTCCAGAGTTCCCTCTGAAATTCTTCTTTCTACTTCTTCATATCCGGCGATATCTACAAGAGATCCCATGTAGATTAATTCTTTTTCAAGAAGTCCTCCAGGTAATGCCGCGATCTCTCTACTGTTTGCAGTTGAAGCATTATTAGGAACGTAAACAATTTTACTAATTTTTCCTCTTTCTAATTCTTGGAAAGCATAGCTTATTGTGAGCATAGATTTTCCAACTCCAAAGCCGCCATTCACACACAAGATCTTAATCTTATCATCATAAAGAGCATGGAATAAGCATTTCTGTTCAACATTCCTTGGTTTTATTTTCTTAAAGAAAGCATTAGAAATAGTATAATCTTTGATTTCTTCTAGTACATCTTTCATAATATACTGTTTAATCGGTTTGGAACTCTGGGTTCCATCGGTGTTTAGAACTGTTTGTTTTCCATTATAAAAAATGACGAACTGATTTAGAGATAATTCATTTAGGAAATTTTCATCCCCAGTATAACTACTAATTTCAGATTCATCATTAATAGTGATTTTTTTAATTCCAGTATAGAAAGAATTATCACCATTAGTAAATGGAATACTTTTTATTTTTCGAAATTGACACCTAATTCTTAGAGCTAGGTCGTTTGTAATTAAGGTATATCCTTTCATTTTTGCACAGGTCAGTAGAATGTCGTCTACTTTCTTTTTACCATATTTGTAATTTTCAACAATAATGGTTCCTGTATCCAAATGACTAGAGATTAATTTTGCTCCTTTTCTCGCCCGATAACCTAATTCTTGATTATCACTCCCTTTTAATCTGTCTAATTCCTCTACTGTTCCAAGGTGTACGTGTAAGTCTTCGTAATGTTGGAATACAGAGGGAAAGGAAATAATTACATTAGTGTCAACTAAAAATTTTTCTTTCTTCACAGCTCTCGCTCCTTCTGTTATAATAAAAGAGGGGATTGCTCCCCTCTTTCTACTTTAGCAAATCTTCCATATCAGTAACAACTTCTGATAATATTTCTTTTTGGTTCTCAACTGCTTCTGACAACTTCATCTTTTTATGGAAATGTTTCTCAATAATAGTTTCTACTTCCGTAGTTAACATCTTATCTCTTGCTTTAAACCATAAGGCTCTTGCGGTTTCCATTAATTGAGTAAATGAAATATCTTCTTCTAATTGTTCAATGTAATGTGACTTAGCTTCATTTGTAATATTGCCGCCCTGTTTACCCTCTTCCTCAATAGCAGTTACTAAGGCATCGACAAGTTCGGTGTAACCGAAAGGTATTCTGGTAGGAAGATATCGAAAACGACTGCCGGCAACAATATCTTTAGTACGTCGGGTGTACAAAGTTCTCGTTGATATTCCAGTTTCTTTTTCAAAATCTACGTCAATATACGCAATGATATCTACAACTCTATTAACAATCTCATATGCTCTCTTAGGAATTGCAGGTCGGATTTCAGTTTCGTCAGAACCAACCTTAATAGGTTTTTCTTCTGAGTGGCTAATGAATACTATTCCATAGCCTAGCAACGTAATTTCACGAATACTATCTTCAAACTCCTTGGTACACATGGCATAACCACGACCCCAAGCAATTTCACTCAAATCATCAACACCCTCTCTACCACAGATATACCGTTCGCATAGGGACCAGGCTATACCAATAGTATCGAATGTAATAGAGTCATATCTTTTTTGAGCTTCTGGAGATTTTAATTGTCGTAAGATAAGCTTGAAAGTTTTCCAATCAGGAATATCTACAACATAAATACCAGAAATAGCATTATAGCCTTTTTCAAAAGCTAACATAAGATTATTGTCAAACTGAGAGGCAAACGTAGTTTTTCCGACTTTAGGAAGAGAATAAATAAGTATATATTTACTCTTCAAATCCCTACTAATCGAGGTTGGAACTAGATTAAGAATGTCTATAGCCATATACCCTCCTTATTTAATCAGAGAAGATTGGTGAGTTACCAATCTCTCTCTGAAGAAGAAGAAGCTGACTGATTGGCTTTCGCCGCCTGCTCATCCTTAAGCTTTGCAATTTTACTCTTACGAGCCTGCCATGCCGCGTCAATTTCGTCATCATCATATCCCTCAACAGGACCGGGTGATCCATTGGTGATCTTGAATTCACGAATACGACGGGTAAAAGTTCTAACCATTGGCTCACCGAATCCATCTGCCATATCCTCTTCCTCAACTTGTTTAGAAGTGATAAGGATAATACCAGTGGCATTAACAGTGTAACCCTTTGCCCAACTTCTGTTAACGAAGTCGACATACTTTTGATTTTCAACAATAAACTTAGACTCTTCAATCTCATGATTATAGTTGACGATACCGCCGGTGATAATAAGTCTTCCAGTGTCTTCCTTATTTCCATCTACAGTACTTTGCTCTTCCACAATTGACTTGATAATCATCTTCACCTTAAATAGTGCTTTAGGAGCGAAGTCTGACTGCTTGACAATGTCGAAGAAGTTTCCACGAATACGCGGATATGAAATCATAGTGCCGTCTTGAGACGGGAAAATGTTTTCGCTGATTTGAGCATTTCTGACACGCAGGCGAGTTGCCTTTGAAGCATCGCCAAGACATTCAGCCAAGGAGACACAGTTGTCATTAATGTTATTAATACCCTTATATGCAGGGTTTTCTTTGCTAGGTTTTGCGGCAGTAGCTTTGGTCATAGGGGTTGCGTAAAATTCAATCGGAATTTCTGAAGTGATACCATTTCCCATGTCAACAGACAATACGAAATTGCCTGCAATTGCATCTCCAGGAAGATCTTTTCTTACATTCTTCTCCAAAAGGATTCCCTCAACGATGGATTCATTAGTTGCTTGTGCAAGTGACATTTTTATTTCCTCCAATGTGTATTAATATTTAGTACTAGGTTTTGTTTCTTATGCTTCTGCTGTTGCGTCAGGATCGAAAGCTTGACCCTCAAAAGTGACTTTAACGCCCTTTTTGTCAGATCCCTCAATTACATAACGTTCCACTAATCCACGCTTTACAAGTGCGTTCACGAGTGCGTTTACAGACTTTGCGGCAAGGCCGGTTCCAGTAACGATGTCCATGTAGTTCATTGTCTTTCCGTCATTCTCCTTGAGATAGGTGAGAACTGTACGTGCGTTTTCGCTCATTGGTTTAGACATTTGTTTGTTCCTCCGATTTTTTTCTTCAATTATTATTAAGGTTTTTTTAACCTTATATACATAGTATATCACAGCTAACTACTTAAGTCAAATATCCGTGTATTTAACTGTAGCGAGATTCAATAATGACTACATATTCCGGCTCTTTTTTAACCTTATATATAAAGTATAACATAGTTAGCTATTTTAGTCAAGAATTTGTCAGGACTAATTTTGTGATTTTTTCAACATTCTTCATAACAGATACTCCATATGTATTTCTACTACTTTGAGGTACCTGGTCAAGAGAAAGTCGGATGATATTAGTAGTTGATACTGCTAAAATTTCTTTCTCTCTGCTGATTCCTACCGCACTTGCGATTTGCTCTACATCTTCTAACTTATGAATTACAACTCCTTTTGTAGCTCTGTTGGTTCTAGAAATTTCAGTAATAGGAGTTCTTTTAATTTTTCCATTAGTAGTAATAGAGCAAACTTCAGTTGTACTGTTGTGCAAAGGAACTAGAAGAATACAGGTATTTCCCTCGTCTAGCTTAATCCCTTGAACACCCATCGTATTCCTACCAGTGGGAGACACATCACTTTCTATAATCTTAATTCCATTTCCAAAAGCAGATACCAATAGGAGTTCTTCATCCTTCCTAATGAAAGATACAGATGCAATAGAATCATCTGCCCGCAACTTAATAGCAGGAACAGGTTTCTTATTCTTCATTACAAATTCACCAATCTCAGTTTTCTTTACTGTTCCATTGGTAGTAGCAATGATGATGTAGTCCATATCTTTCGCTTTATTGTAAGGTAGAATATTTATCACTTCTTCATCTGGTTCAAGATCAAGGATAGTGCGAATATGAGTTTCTACTCCCACCGCGAGATCGTTAAGATAGAATGTATGTACACGACCAGTAGAAGTAAAGACCAGAACCCAACTTCCGTTTTCTGCGTAAACTGTTTCTTTAATAAAGTCTCCATCACGGAGTTTAATTTTTGAACCTTTACCGCCACGCATTTGCAAGCCATACTGATCTGCTTCCTGTGCTTGAACCGCACCTTTTTCAGAGAAGTAAACAACAAGAATCTTTTTCTCTATTGGCTCATTATTCTCTCCAATAACTATATTGATGTTCGTTGTTCTTCTGGGATCTCCAAACTTCTTAGATACTCTGGCAATCTCACTCTCCAACTCAAAATTGAAAAGTTTAGGAGTTGCTAAAATATTTTCAATTCTCGCAATTTCACTAATCACATCATTCTTTTGTTTCTCAATTTTTATGATTTCCATATTAACAAGTCTAACCAGTTTCAATTCAAGAACGGCAGTGGCTTGAATTTCTGAAAATCCAAACTTATCCATTAATTGAGTAGTTGCTATTGTACTATTACTTGCTTTCTTAATAACTTCAACAACCTCAGTAATGTTAGCAAGAGCAATAAGATAACCCTCTAAAACGTGGAGTCTTGCTTTTGCTTTAGCAAGGTCAAATTCAAACTCATATCTCTTTATAGCTTTTATATGAGTAAGATGTGCCTGTAGGGCATCTACCCACCCAAACAGTCTTGGTGTCTTTCCATTATCAAGCATAACCATGTTAATACTGTAATGGTTCTGAAGAGAGGTATTTTTGTATAGAATGTCGATAACTTTTGATGGATTAGCTTTTTTAGTTAGGTTAATTTTAATACATACATCATCATTAGTGGCGTCAATGAAATTTTCAATACCGGTATTAAGATCAGTATTGATTAATTTATCTAGTTCTTCACAAATGGTGTTTGTATATACTGCATAAGGCATTTCACTAACAATAAGTTGATGCTTCTTATCATCATATTCAATTTTCGCACGTATGCGAGCACTCTTACCATTACCAATACGGAGACTTTCTTTAACTTCTTCTTCGTTGATGATGGTGGCTCCCGTAGCAAAATCAATTGGACAGTATAACTGTTCAAAGGTTGCTTCTGGATTATTCAAGAGAGTGATAAGTGCATTATTTACTTCTCTAATATTAAACTGTGGAATACTAGTGGAGATACCAGTAGCGATACCAGCCGCACCATTGACAATGTTATAGAAACCAATAGATGGAAAGACTAGAGGGAACACTGTTCTTTGGTCATAGTTTTCTCTCCACTCTTTAACAGTGTCTTTATTAATAGAAGTAAATAACTCTGTACAAAGTTCAGAGCCACGCATCTCTACATATCGAGGAGCAGAGTGATTGTCAGGATCTGCGAGTGTTCCAAAGTTTCCCTGTACTTCCTCAAGAGGATAGCGTAGAGCAAAAGGTTTTCCCATGCGGATAAACGTCCCATAACAGGGAGCGTCACCATGAACGTAAAACTCTTTCATAGCTTCTCCGACACTGGCTTGAGCCTTGAGCATCTGGTTA